TCTAGCAATAAGCGTAATAGAAAAATTTACAGGTAAACATGATCGTGCATCTAAATTAGAAGAACTTGCTAAACAAGGTGGTGGTTTAGATCCAGCAACTTTGCCAAGTGCTTTTGGAGGTATTGGTGTAGGTATGTTTGGTACAGGCACAGATGATAGAGCAAGAGCAGGGTATTCATATGAAATGGCTGTAGCTCAGGCAAAGAAAAATTTAAGTATGTATGCTAACATGGCGATGTTTAATAGCTTTATTCAATCCTCACCAAATGACCTAGCATTAGAATCAAGCCAAATAGGTGGTGGAACTGCTACTATTAAAGAATCAATAGAGGGACAGATTCCTGACGGATTATATCCGGGAGAAAACACAACATAGGAGAATAATTATGGCAGAAGCAAATTTATCAGTTTTATTAAGAAATGGAATACATGATGATGATGGAGGGGCAGGAGCCGCTACTATTTATTATGCATTAAAATGTGAAAATATTACCATTAACTATGGTCGTACTCCTATTCAAATAGCAATACCTCAAAATACACCAGATATAGTAGATTTAGGTATAGTAAGACCAACTGTATCAATAAGTGGTTTAATTGATGCTGTGGGAGGAGATCCTAGTAATACCAATAATGGTAGTGCTAGTATTTCAACTGCTGGAATGGCTTCATTTAATTATACATTTAATAGTGATACAATTACATATTTTATTCCATATAAAAATGCTTTAGAAGATTTTATAGCAAGTGAATTATTTACAGATGACTCACCTTTAGAAATTCAAATAGGAGATCCAACACAACCAATAAGTAGTGGAGTAAATGAATCTACAGGTGGTGCAATATATAAAGTAGCAGTGCAAAGTGCTAACTTTTCTCATGTTCCTGCAATGGAAGATAGATATTCATTTGCAATACAATTTGTGGCAACGGCAGCACAACATGTGACGTTCCCATCATCATAGGAGATATAGATGACACAAGCAAATAAAAAAGTAGAGCTTTATTATCGTATAGGAGATAATCCTAACTTTAGTGGTACAGATCAATGGTTAAGAGCAGAGACTCAAGAAGGTGCTAATGCAGTAACTTATTTTGAATATGAACATTCATTACATAAACCTGCAGAGGCTAGGGTTACATTAATAAATAGTATTCCAAACTTTAGAGCTGCTGATATAGATAGTAAAAGTGGTAAATTAAGTATATTAGCTTCAGGTGATGATGCTGCTACTAATAGTGATTTATTTACTGACTTTATGAGAGTGCAATTAATAGATGCTCATAGTAAAGTAGTATACTTATCTGGAAGAATATATGACGTGGAAGCTGAATACAATAGGCTTGAGGGACATACAGTAAAATTAATTGTTAAAGATGATTTAGAAATACTTAGAGGTATATATGTAAATGAGGTTGGCGATACTCCATATAACGGATCCACAGCTAGATCAACCATAATTAAAGATGAATTGATAGGAGATGATAATTTTGATACTCCTTCTGAACTGGCTTTACCTTTTGATTTTTCTGATCCTGATAAATTTGAGACTTCTTCAAATAATTTTAATGGGAGTGGTACTTTAAAATATGGCACATCTAATTCTTCTATGTTACAAGAAATATCTCATCTAGCAACTCAAGATCCATCTAGTGCGACAAGTGATACAGTTGTTGAAAACGCAGGATATGATTTCTATGTGGATGCTAATGTGGGTAGAACTACAGATACAGATGTAGATAATGCTGGTGCTGATACTAGAACACCTTCTAATGCACATTTTAATTATTTTAAACGTGGAACCAGACCAGCTGGTAGCAGTAGTGTATCAACTTACGGACTAACTGTGCAATTTCCTACAACATCTTTTACTAAAACAGGTCAAAAATTAGCAATGTTAGAAAATTTTGATTTTGATAGACCTAAACATGAAACCTTTACAGATGCTACAATCACAGGTATAATTACTGGAGGTAAACCAGCCACCAAAAACTTTGAAATTCTTGATGTAGCAAGTATTAGTGGAACATTTACTTGGACTAATTTAGCTTTTAGTGAAACTGATATTAGTCCTGATACAGCTAATGCTAACGATGTGACAGCTCAAGCAGCTGGAACAGATTTTGCAGAAACCTTAAACTTATTAAATGCAGATGGTTCTGGCACTCCTGTGGCAGTAGCCCGAATCCAGTATCAAAGTAAAGCCACTGGGAGTGGTCAGATAATGGTATCTGATATAAATAGTAATTTTCCAGAAGGATCTACACAAGTGATGCTAAAGGGAGCTTCAAGTAATACAACTTGTTTATTTACCCCTAACACAGGCAGATTAAGAGAAAAATTAAACACTAAAAGAACATATAAAATGCAATATGGAACTTATGAAAGGTTTGATGACTTTAGAACATTAGTTTATAACATATTAAAAAAAGGTGGTAGGAATAATATTATTAGAGGTTCTTTTAGTATAGCACAATATCCATATATACATCATACTTTTACTCCTTCAGGATCTTCTGATACAGTTACAGCAGCTCTTTCATCGGGTAATCCTAAACTTTATGGTATGAGAACTGGTATGCCAATAGGTATATTAAATTCTTCTGGGACTTTCTTAGAATATTATAACTATGCTTCAGCAGTAGGAACTAATTCTGTGGCTGTTGCTTCTGTGCCACAAGATAAGAGTGGTAATACAACTAAAAATTTTAGCACAGGTAGTATATCAGCTAGGTTTTATGTACCAGTAAGAGCTGGAGATATGATTCATGTAGAGAATCCAATAGAAGCAATTGATGGAGATTTCTTAGTAACTAAAATAGTATATACTGAAGGTATAGGAGCTATGAACGCTAGACTAGAAGTAGTGGGTAAAGATGATGCACTAGGTGGAAAAGGTCCTAAAATTACATTTACTCCTGTATCTCAAGACTTTAATACAGATGCGGAGCATATAGAAGAAAGAAATAAAAACTTTTCTTTTCCTGTGGATAGTTCTAATAATCAAATAAAATTTAGTGCCACTGATAACAACACAGTAGCATGGACTACGGGACCTTTAAAAATAGGAGATGAGACATATGCAATTAGTGCCGCAAACACAGGTGATATGACTGCATATGATCCAAGTAATTCTTATAATACAACATATAAAATTTATTTTGACTCTAGAGCAACAACATCAATACAAGTTGTTAGAGCTGATGGATGGGAAAATGTAGCAGTAGGACCAACAGTAACTGAATTAGGATGGGCAAGAGCTGACACAGATAGTGATGGTAGTGCTGAATTTGAAATTATAGGAAATCCTGATGGATCTTTAATTGGTGGTAGTAGAGAAATACATAATAAGGGTAATAAAATCATAATTGATAGAGATGGTATTACCATGAAAAGCACAACTACAACTGATACAAATATTACTTTTGCAAATGCAAGTGGATCTGTAGGAAGAATAATAACAGCAGGAAGTGGTAGTAATCAATATTTTGCTCTTGCTGGTTCAGATGGAAGTAATAATACTCAAAGAATTTATATAGCTAAAAAAGATGATACAATAGGTGGTCATAGTGCAGTAGTGATGTTTGATGGTGTTGCTGAATTCAATGGTAATGTATTCTTTGATGCCAATGCAACTGTGGCTAGTACATTGACTGTATCATCAAGTTTACAGGGTGGGGGATCTGGTAGTAGTATAGGAACAGGTTCAGTAGATACATCATTCGCCAAAATACTTATGGGTAGTGGGACTAATGCTGCTCCATCATATTCTTTTTCTGCAGATGATGATACAGGAATCTATAGGCACGGAACAAATATATTAGGTATTGCATCTGCTGGATATTATGCAGCCGCTGCTTTCGCAACCAGTTCCGTTAATGGCACATTATACGCTTATAATTTTGCTTTTCTAGATGATGTAAGTGTTTTTCTACAATCAGATGGTTCTGAAAGGATGTTATTCTATTCTAATGATACCCATGAAATAACTTTTTCATCAGGTATATTTCCTGCTACAGACTCATCTTCAGGAACTGCAGGAGAAAGTCTAGGATCAGCATCAAGTGTGTGGTATTTAATACATGGATATGCAATGTTTTTACATAATACTGCATCTTCAACAGGAACAGATTTAATTGTAACTTCTGGAAAACAGATAATGCTTAAATCCAGTTCCAAAAAAGTTAAGAAAAATATAAAAGGTTTGACTTTTGATTATTCTAAATTAGATAAATTAAGACCTGTTAGTTATAATTATATATATGATAATGCCCCAGATATTGGATTAATTGCTGAAGAAGTTGAAGAACTTTATCCTGAATTAATCAACTATGACGATAAAGATGAACCTCAATCAGTAAAATATAGTGCTTTAACAGTTGTATTATTGAAAGAGGTTCAAGAATTAAGGAAAGAAATAAACGAATTAAAGGAGAATAAGTAATGCCAGATTTAACAGTAAGTTTTACAGATGCTCAATGGACAAGAATTGTAGCTGCATCAAGCTATATCAAAAATGGTCCCGGTTTAAGTGGAGATGTAGATGAGGCTTTTTTAGTGGAACGGTTTAAAAAAGATATAGCAAATATTGTACAAAGATACGAGCATGATACCGCATCAGTTGATGACTTCTAATGAGGCTTGACACCAAAGTAATTAAATATAGGAATCAAAATCCTTTTATGTCAACACGTCAAATTGCAAGAGAGGTGGGAGCTTCTGTAAGTTGGGTGCATAATATATTAAAGACAGCTAACTTACCCACAAACCCACCTAAAAAGAAAAAAATTACTTATATCTGCCCAGAATGTAAAGAACTTGTTAATGCTAGACGTAAATTCTGTAGTGAGAAATGTAAATACAACTATAGAAATCCTCTACTTACTTGTCATTATTGCCACGCAAAATTCAGAAGATCTAGGTCAAGAGTAATAGCAGCCATAAAAAGAGGCTGTGATCACATATATTGTGACCAAAAATGTACAAATAGAGCAAAAAGAGATAAAATTACTTGACACGCCTACCCCAAATATGATATAATTAATAATGTATTAAGGAATAATATTAATATTCTGGAGTAGCCCTTGACTACAACTGAGAGTATCAAGGGCAAGAGAGGAGAAACTCAGAACTTCTCTCTAATACATAATAAGAATTAGTAATAATTATTCCATTAATACAATGATACGGATGGGGAGATGCAGATAAATCATTGGATTACTGCACTCCCCTCTCTATAAATTAATTATTAGGAGGAGATATGACAATAGCAACGAAAACAGCTGACCCTTTTGACATTTTTGCAGACTTTTTTAGTGATAAGTGGGTGGGTTCGACAATCCACAAGTATCCATTGGATGTAATTGAATCAGATACAGGGTATGAAGTCAAAATTTCACTACCGGGTGTAGAAAAGGGTAACCTTTCTGTAACCTTAGATAAAGACACTTTAATAATAGAAGCAACAACTTCTGAAACTAAGAGTGATAAGAACAAATATTTATACAGAGGTATAAAGACAGGTTCTTATAAAAAACATATTTCAGTAAAAGATTATGGTGTAGATTCTAAGAAGATTAGCTCTAGCTACAAAAATGGAATCTTAACTATAACTTTACCTAAACATAAAGAAGCTAAACCTCAAACAATACAAGTAGCCATGGAGAGTTAGCAAATGGAGATAAACGATGAATTGATTAGGCAATGGGAACCTAAGATTCATAAAATGCTCCAAACATCGTATGTAGTAGGGTATGATCGAGAAGATTTAGCACAAGAACTTAGAATCGCTATTATGAAAGCGGCTAAGGCATATAAAGCAGACAGAGGTAGCATCTTTCATACCTACTTACATACCACGATGGTAAACACGATCAGAACTTTAATCAGTAAGGCACAGAAAAAGCCTATGACTGTAAGCTATGATGAAACATTTTTAGACTATGAATCTGATTTCTTACCTGATTTTATAGCAAAAGCTATTGGATATGAGGAAGAATGGGAATTATTAGAACTAAAAGATGAATTATCAAAGTTTAATTTATCTGAACGTGAGAAAAGATTTGTTGAGTTAAGATTAGAAGGTTGGACTATGGATGAGATATCTGATGATATTGAGAAATCTGCATACAGAGTGCGTCAAAATCTTAGAACAAAGGTAGAGAAGATATTTTATGGTCAAGAGAACAAAGAAGAAGAGTCAATATAATTCAAACGATTTATTTAAAGAATTTGAAGCATTATATTCTAAGCAATATAAAAAAGAATATAAGCCTAGAAACTTTATTGGTAATGAAATGAAGTCTTTAAAAAATCTTTTGGATAAATATTCTGTATATGAGATACTATCAGCAATGTATAATTGTGTAGTTAGAAACCCTGATAGTATTTCTGTTAACTATTTTGCAAATGGTATTAAGTATTATCTAACAGACTACGATCCGCAATTGTATTGGTCTGTTGTATCCTCTCCAGATCCTAATATGAAAAAGAAATGGAGAGCTTTTACTATTTTAAATTCTAAATGGTTACCTACTGCGACAGATAAGAAAAGATTAAAAGCACTAGAAGAGCAATTACAAGGAGCTATAAATGAGGAGAAGTAGAAAAGGGGGGTTGACAAGGACCCACACAAAAGTGTATAATAATAATATGAATAATATATATAGAGTTATAAGTATACATAACAAAACTAAACATATAACTATTATTGGAACATATGATTGTATTAATGCAGCTAAATTAATGGCAGATGATCTAGCTAATAAAGATGTTAAGTGTTATGTACATGGAGATGACAGTAGAGTTTTACACATAGCAGGAGAGTAGAATGGAAAGTTATGAATACATAGAGTCTGGGATATTACTTAACTTAAATGATAAGGAATCTCTCAAAAAATTTAAACACTCAGCAAAGGATTTTGCTAAACATGGGGAAGCATTTAAATTCATAAATAAACATTTTGATGATTATGGTACATTTCCATCATCAGATACTTTAGTAGAAAATTATCCGACAATAGATATTACTGCTAACAGTCTTAATTTAGATTACGCAATAGATTCTTTCAAGAACCAAGTATTATTTAGAACTATTGTATCAGCATTTCAATCTAACAAAGAGTTATTGAAAGAAGATGCTAAAAAAGCCTTAGCACATATACAATCTAACTTAAATGATATTGAAGTTGTCTATGATGAAGATGTAGTTACTTATGATACATTAGCAGAAGAAAGATATACTGAGTGGCAAGAGAAAAGTAAGAAAAGAAAAATGGGAGAAGGTATGATGGGTATCCCTACTCCTTTCAAGTCATTAAATAAAACAGGTGTTGGATGGATGCCGGGAGAACTTATAGCAATGTTTGCAAGACCTACAGTGGGTAAGACATGGATGTGTATCCAAGTCGCTGCAACTGCAATGATGCATGGACATAAGACATTGTTAATCTCTACTGAGATGCCTACAAGTGCTATTAGTTTAAGAGCTGATGTAGTGTTAGCTAAGATGATGGGATATAATTTCTCACACTCTGCTCTTAGAACAGGTAGACCAATAGACGAAGATAAATATAAAGAGTTTTTACAAAAACTAAATGGTAGACCACTATTAATATGTGATCACATACAAGGGGAAAGTAGTATCTCACTAGAAAGTATTGCTAGTTTGATTAGAAAACACTCTCCTGAGTTGGTTGTATTAGATGGTATATACTTAGTTTCATCAGGCGATGGTAGAAAAGCAATGTGGGAGCAATCTCATTCATTGTTTTATGGTATGAAAACTCTAGCTCTTAGCACTAATACTCCTGTATTCGTATCAACACAAGCAACTAGGGAAGCTGCAAATATGTTTGAGCCACCTAGAGCAGATCAAGTAGCCTTTGGAGATGCGTTAATTCGTTCTGCAGATGTTGCTATGGCAATGTGTAGAGTAGAGGATGAAGAAGATAAGAGATTAATTCAATACCAAAAATACAGAGATGGGGTTCTCGGATCAGATATCTCTATAATGGACTGGAAAGTCGATACAGGACATATAGAAGAGACTGAGGAAGACATTTTTAACAACGGAGACTTTTAAGGAGGCGATATGAAAGTTCTAGGAATGATCATGAAATATTACGGTCTTTTCAATAAGTATTCAGATGTGATACCTGAAGTGGTACAACTTGTAGATACTGCAGTAAAAGCAGTAGAAGATAAGAAAATCACTAAGGCAGAACAGAGTGCTTTGATGAAAGAGTATTGGAACGTGATTAATAAAATAAAAGAGGCTAAATAGTTATGAATTGGGCACAAGTATTATTAGAAAATGGAATAGATGTACCTGTTGAACACGATGAGTTTTCAATTAGGTGTCCTTTCCACAATGATAGTGTAGCTTCGTGTTCAATAAATACTGAGAAAGGCGTATGGATTTGTTTTGCAGGTTGTGGAGCAGGTTCATTAGAGAGTTTCTTAAAAAGATACTTAAGATCTGATGCTATTGATATAACAAAGTTATTGCTTGAAAGCCAAGCTAACTTCAGTGTTGATATATTTGATGATCTAGAGGAGACTATCAAAGGTAGACCTGAGTATTTTATGGAAGCTGATACATCTAGATTCCCAATATGGGCATATGATAGAGGTTTTACAGAAGAAACTTTAAAGAAGTGGGGATGTGGAAGCACAGAGTATAATGATTTAGTTATACCAATACATGATATAGATGATAGACTTGTAGGATCTGTTACTAGAAGGACAAATGCAGTCCCAAAGTATATGTATTCTAAAGGTTTACAAAAGTCTAGAGTCATGTTTGGAGCTAATAAATTAGAAGGACATCATAAATACATTTGTATTACTGAAGGTTCTTTAGATACTATGTGGCTAACACAAAATGGATATCCAAGTGTTGCAATTTTAGGGGCAACCATGTCCAAAGCACAATTGGATATACTGCGATCATTACGAACAGAGGAATATATCTTATGTTTTGATAATGATGCAGCAGGACAAAAGGCGATATCAAGAGCAATGCTTGACATATCGACCAGTTTTATGGTATCATATATAAAGATGCCAAAGAAATATAAGGATGTACAAGATGTACGTTCCGAGGCATTACTCAAAGAAGTAATAGCAAAACGACATTATTGGTAAAGGAGGATTTACTATGTCAGGAATAGCAAAAATTTTGCAAAAACGTGAAGCAATACTAAATCCATCAGAAAATCAATCTCTAGGAAAAGAGATTTGGTTCAAAGATGGAGATCAAGCATTTCTTACTCCAGTTGCTTCAGGAGAAGAAGGGGATGCATTATTAGATGAAATCTATCTGTATACATACAGGTCAGGAAACCGATGGATTAATTTATTATCGGATGATTCAGTAGACACAAGCTCTGTACCATCTGATTCTAGACCATCACACAAGTTTGCTTTTTGGGCATATGTCCACGAAATCATACACTCTGAAAAGAAAATGGATGATTGGGAGGAAGTAGAAGGTCCAGCAGGCAAGAAAATGTACAAGCAAACTGTTAACGATTTCAAAGTTGTACCTTTAGGCTTCGGAAGAAGTGACTATATTTGGAACCAACTTGTAGATATCTACAATGATTGGGGTAAATTAGACAAAGGTGTAATTAGAATTAAAAGAACAGGTGCAGGTATGTATGACACCTCATACACTATCGCAGCTACAAGTAGAGATACAGTTGTACCTGAAGATAGAAAAGCTGAAATTAGCGAATTACCATCTATCAAAGATTACTACATGGATAGATATGGTAACGCACCTGAAGGCGATAACGAAGTTGCTACATTTAGCACTGATGATACAGAGGATGACTTATTTTAAATGATAATCAAAGATCAAAATACATTTAATGAGATACTTCCTACGCTGGATAATCATTCAGTTGTGGTGGATGTAGAGACAAATGGTTTTGATTCCTATGGTATACATCAAATATGTGGAATCGGAATCGGATTTGGTAACAACTCAGACTCGTACTACTTCCCTTTCCGACACCAACATGTAGGAACTAACCTTCCTAGCGAGTGTTTGGCAGCCTTAATTGCGTGGCTCAATAAATCCAAACACCTTGTTGGTTATAATATCAAATTTGATCTCCGATTCCTCGAAAAAGAAGGTTTAGTGGTAGAAGATAAAGAATTAGTAGATGTACTTACTATGGTAAGACTAACAGAACCATCTACTGTCAAAGATCTAGATCTTACTAACACTATAAAAAGAAGCTATGGAGAAAGTCATGCTAGTTATGATATAGAAACTAAGAAACTCTTAAGGTCTAATAAGTGGCATAAGGACTTCTCTATGGCTCCTGTAGACGTTTTAGGACCTTACTGTGAGAAAGATGTCATCTATACAGCTAAACTGTACAATGACAGGGCGAAATTGATTAAAGAATCAAATCAAAATGACATTTGGAAGATGCAGATACAGTTAACTAAGGTATTATATGCTATGGAAGGGCGTGGCATCAAGATAAATAACACTTATGTTAAAGAAACTATGGCTCAAATAGAAGATCGGAAGTCTGAGATAGAAAGTAGAGTCATAAATCTTGCAGGTAAGGAATTTAATCTAAATAGTACGCAACAATTAGGCGAAATACTTAATGAAAGAGGTATAACATCGCCTGAGAAGACTGCAAAAGGGCAACAATCATGGAATGAGGCAGCGTTAGTACAAATAAATGATCCTATCGCAGGATATGTAAGACAATATAGAGCTTTAGAGAAGTTAAGGTCTACATATTTAGAGCCTTTCCTAGAATTAGATGAATTACATACTACTTTTTGCAATTGGGGTACATTGACAGGCAGATTGTCGTCTAGAAATCCTAATTTACAGAATATTCCTAGAAATCATTTCAATTTAGTTGACAAACAGCTATCTGAAGCCGATAAACAGGAGCTAAAGGGTAGAATTAACGCTACACTAGCAGCGAAAGGGCAAACAAGTAGAGTAGAAGGACTAAGTGATGAGGTGTTAAACACTTGGACATTCGTTGGGAATGAATCTTTTGATAAATCTCAAGAGGGACAGATAGCAATTAGAAATATATTTGTACCTAGAGAAGATTATTCACTTATATCTTTTGACTATTCACAAATGGAAGTTAGAGTATTCCTAAGCTATCTACAAAACGAAGAAGTAAATCAAATGCTTACAAAGTCTAATGTAGATTTTCATGGAGAAGCTGCAAAACTTGCATTTAATGTTACAGAAGATGATGATACATTTAAGATGTTTAGACAAACTGCTAAAAGTATTACCTTTGGAACTATATATGGCATAGGTAATCAGAAGTTGGGTATACAATTAGGTGTACCATCACAAGAAGCGGCAGATTATAAGAAAAGATACTTTGATGGGATCAAAGGTTCTAGAGAGTTCTTCAACGCAGTAGTTAGAAAAGTAGAATTACTAGGACAGATTAAAAATAAATATGGTAGAGTATATAAAATACCTAAGAACTTAGGTTACAAAGGTATAAATTATCTAGTACAAGGTACAAGTGCTGACATTCTTAACGAAAGAATGATACAAGTACATGATTTATTAGAAAATTTTAAGAGTAATTTATTATTACAAGTGCATGATGAAATAATATGTGAGATACATAAGGATGAAATAGAGCTATTACCAAACTTAATTAGAGATGTGTTAGTAGAGAATACTCTACGCATACCTTTAGAAGTTGACATAGAGTTATGTGAGCCATCATGGGCAGTAAAGAAAGATTATGCATATACATTATATCATGAAAAAGAATTAGTACATAGTATAGATTGGAGCTAACATGGATGTTAAATTAAAGAAAGGCGAAACATTTGAAAAGATGTTAAGACGCTTTAGTAAGAAAGTACAAAAAGATGAGTTGATAGATACTTATAGGAAGAAGCAAGTCTTTGAACCTAAAAGTGTAAAGCGACAACAACAAAAAGCAAACAAATTAAGAAAAAGTAGGGAATCATGAATCTACACGATAAATTAACTGAATACTTAGAGCCGAGTGAAGAATCGGTTATGTTATATGATGAGTATGAAGATGCTTTTATTGGACTAGGATATAAACAATTTAGAGGTCCAGTAGCAGTTTATGATGCATCAAAGTGCATAGACATACTAACAGAACAATTTAAAGAAGATCCTGATTACGATGGAGATGAAATGGATGCTTTAGAAATGGCAGTGGAGTATTTTGATTACAATACAATGGGTGCGTGGTATGGAGAAGATACACCAGTCTTTGTAACAGCTACTTTAGAAGAAATAGAAAATAATATAGGAGAATAATATGACAGCAGGATGGATAAATCCAAAAGCTCCTTATGACTTTACACAAGGAGAATGGAAAGATTACAAGAACAACTATCCAAATTTATCATGGTCTGAATATAGACAAATGAAAGATTGGGATGTAGAAAACAGAATGGCGAAAGCACATAACAAAAAGTATAGCTTTATAGAAGCATACAATAATCCAATTGATCCTGAACATTATCACTCTGCTATAGAGCCATGGGACTTTATACATGCAAATAAACTTGACTTTGCACAGGGAAATGTGATAAAATATATATGTAGGTATAAAAATAAGAATGGTATTGAAGACCTAAAGAAAGCAAAACAATACATAGAAATGTTAATTGATAAGGAGCAAAATGAAAATAAATAATGTAGAGATAAATAACGCAAGAGATGTATTTATTTTTTTTAAAGAGAAAGCTATATCCATAGGTAACCCATTACCACAGGATTTATGGAACATGGATTGGCAAACTTATACCTCTGGTCGTAGGGGTAAAACAAACGGGCATGAAAGAGTACATAGGGTGTATAAAAAAATGCAGTTGCTTTGGGAGAAACATGGCACTTTTGATTTACAAAAATGTGAGAATCCGTCTTGTGATGTTACAGCGTTTCCGGCATACTATGCTTTTTTTCGAGATGCTCAACATGAAGGTGGTTGGCTTATTGTTTTTCAAGGTGATATAATTAAAGCTACTGGAAATCCTAGACAAAAAAATTATAATGGAGAAGAAATTATGTGGCTAGAATTTGATCATATAAATCCTAAAACTAAGAAAAATGAAATGTCCCAAATGATTCAAAGGAATGAGCTTAAAAAAATATTAAAAGAAGATGATTTGTGCCAACTATTGTGTTTTCTTTGCCATAGAGATAAAACTAAAGCAGAAGCTACTTTTTCATATAAAGGAAAACCTGAACTTCCATATGATGAAGCAGTTAGATTAATAAAAGAATATGTAAAACCTTTAAATAGAATTCATTTTGCTCCGGGTACAATACATAAAAATAGATATGGTAAAGGAGCATTAGACGAAGCTATAGAAAAAGCTAGAGCTAATGGTGATATGGCGTTATACGATGACTTAAAACGTATACCTAGAAATCCATACGCTACATATAAAGAACGTGGAATAGATGTATCAAAGTTTTGGCGTGCTGTTACAGGTAATATAAGTTCAAGAGAGGGTAGATAAAATGGCGAGACGTAATTGGAGAAAATGCTACGACTGTGGCATAAAGATAAATGTAAAGAAACAAGCAAAGTCTGGACATGATTATGATTGTACAGCTTGCTATTTAAAAGAGCGAAGGAGAGCTAGAAGAGATGGCTAAAATAGGCGTAAAATTAGGATTCACTTATAGAGTAGGAGACCTAAATAACAATCAATATGGAAGAATAGATCTAGATATACATGATATAGATACTGATCTTCCTTTAGATGAACAACTTACTAAATCAAAAGATTATGCAAATAAGATATTTGAAACAGTAAAAGAACAAGTAGATACAAACTTAGATAAGATTTTGGAGGAAACTGATGAGTGAGATGACTAGAGCACAAGTTTTAGAAGATGTTCTAAAAGAACGAGAAAGACAGGACTCCATGTATGGTGACCAGACTAAACATTCAGATATGTATTGGAATGTGATTGCCACAGAAGAAAATGGAGAGGTAGCTAGAGCAATATGGGAAGAAGATGATGGACACATGTATGAAGAAATTATACAAGCATGTTCTGTTTACTTTGCATGGGCAGAAGCTATAAGAGCTAGAGGTGACAAATGAAAGATACAGCAGAAAAAGCAATACAAGATTTACTAAAAGATAAGAATCTTAACTTAACTATGGGCGACAGTAATGTATTTGACTATGGTAGAATACCTTTTGGTATACCAGCATTAGATACTTTAACAGGTGGTGGCATACCAAAGAAAAGAATGACCTTAATATATGGTCCAACTAACGTAGGTAAGTCATACTTATCATCTCAGATAGTTGCACAAGTACAGAAACAAGGTGGTAGAGCAGCTTGGATAGATACAGAACTATCATGGGATGCTGATTGGATGAGTAAATGTGGTATAGATGCAAGTAAAGTAATAGTAGGACAACCATCAAGTGGTGAACAAGCTATGGATTCTATAAAAGCATTAGCTACATCAGGTGAGTTTGATGTAATTGTATTAGATAGTATAGCAGGTTTAGTCCCTGCTCAGAATATGGATGAAGACTTTTCGTTTAGTCCTATGGCATGGCAAGCAAGATTTGTTAACTCATCATTACCAAGACTATTACCTAGTCTCCACAATGGTACAGCTTTAGTATGTATCAATCAAGTAAGAGCTAGTATGGGACCTGTTGCATTAGAAAACATGCCGGGTGGTAAAGCTCAAACTTACTTCGCTCATTTCTTACTAGAAGTTAGAAGAAACGGGTGGATTGAAGAATCTGGTGAGAAAGTTGGCTTTGATATGCAAGTAAGACTAAGAAAGACTAAAGTAGGTGGACAAAACTGGAAGTCTGCTGCAGTTCCTTTCAGAGTTGATGGTGGTATAGATATACTGGAAAGCTACATAAGAGAAGCTATTGAACAAGGATTTATCAAAAAGGCAGGAGCATGGTATACATATGAAGATGTCAAAGCTCAAGGTATGAATGGTCTTAAACAGATCTTTATAGATACACCTGAGTTAGAGGAGCAACTTATAAATGACATTTCCTAGAGATTATACTGAACAAGAAATGAAGGTAGCAGAAGTTCTAGATACAACAGGACTTAGATACGAAACTCAAGCTCCATTTGGTAAATATACTGTAGATTTCTATATAGCAGAAATAGATACAGTTGTTGAAGCAGATGGAGTCATGGGGCATTTAAGAAAAAAAGATAGACAAAGAGATGCTGATTTAAAAGAAATGGGTGTAGAACATATTATTCATATTAGGTCAACTACTAAAAGTAATATTAAGGAGGAAGTATGGCAGGCATTAAACAGCTTGGAAAAAAAGCAAACGTAAGAGGTGTACAAGATAGATGGTTATTAAAAGCTATAGATCAACATCTTACTAAAAAGCAAAACCCTCCAAGAAAAGGTGTATTCTTTCCATCATCAGTTTCTAATCCTTGTGATAGGTTTGTATTTATGGCATATAATGGACTACTAGAATCTTCTACAATAGATGGCACTTTGGCTAGAATATTTGATAATGGTGGATTTCTGGAAGAACGAATAAATAAATACTTTACAAGCATGGGTATATTAGAAGGTAGAGAAATATCTTTGAAAAGCACTATGCCACCAATATCAGGTCGTATGGACTTTTTAATTAGACATGAAAAATATGGGCAAGTGCCTGTAGAATTAAAATCTATAAATGCTAGAGGGTTTGAGAATTTAAAAGAAGCGAAACCTGAACATATTCTACAATTACATACTTACATGAACTTATGGAATGATACTCACAAATCAACACCTGTAACACATGGAATTGTATTGTATGAAAATAAGAATGATCAAAAATTAAAAGCATTTTTACAAGAACTTAGTCCCAAAATTTGGGATGACATATTAACTAGACTACTTAATATTATGGGAATGGCAACCATACCTGAGAAATGTACAGGAGATAAGTGGTGTAAATGTAAGGAGGTTTAATGGAAGACGAGAAATGGACTCCAATAAAAGCTCTAGGAAGAGCTAGAAAATCGATTAGTGAATTAGCTATTAATGAATTAGTGATTGACAAATCTGATAAACCTGAATTAATGTTTTCACAAGTATACAATGCTAACAATGAAAAGTTAGAAGAATTTTTAGTGATGTATAGTGGATACAAAGCATATTTAGAAACAGAGATTGCAAAAAGAGAATCAGAAAGAAATGCTTTAGAAGCAGCTTTTGAAGAAGGTTACTCTAAAGCAATGTATACTTTGTATCAAGAAAGAGAGAATGAAGGTAAAAAGAAACCTGTAAAGGATGAAATTAGAGGTGAGATTTTTAGTAAATATCCGGGACTTGAAAACAGGAGAAAAGAAATAATAGAGAAAGAGATAGCTGTAAAAGAACTATCAGGACTATTGAATACATATACAACTGCATATAATACTATAAGTAGAATTGTAGCCTTACGAACATATGGGGGTGAGAAATGATACTCGGATTAGATTGTTCATCAAGAGCCATACATGGTGCTGTTGTAGATGAAGATGAAAACTTAGTAATGCAATTTAGGACAGAGAAACCTAACAACAAAGATGAATTTAATACTAGATTCTTAAATATTGTTGATAATTTTGCAAAGATATTAAGTAAAATAAATATAGAAAAGGCTTTTGTAGAAGCTGCAATTTATATACAAAACCCAAAATCCACAATTGAAATAGCTAGGGTTGTAGGTGGCGTTCAAATAACATGTCATAAAAATCAAGTACCTTGTCAATTAGTAGATAATACAAAGTGGAAAAAAGAAATAGTAGGTAAAGGCAACTGCTCTAAAACACAAATTATGGAATTTGCTGTAGATAAATGGGGGGATGTCTTTTTAGAACAAGATTATGCTGATGCAGCTTGTATTGCATTATATGGATTAAAGGAGAGTAAAGATGGGAATTCCTAGAGGATATAAGAAAACTAGCGATGATATGAAATTTTATTATTCATCACCTAGAAAGCAGAAGAAAACTAAACCTAAAGACAGTCTACCTAAAGGCATGACTGCAAAAGAATTTAAAGAGAAATACGCCAAAGTAGTTTGGTGTGATTACTATGCTTGTATACATAACGAATCACCAGAGGGAGCAAGTAGAAAAATAGGAACTATATTAGAAAATCCTAACTATGAACCTCTAGGTACTAAAGATGAATCTTGGAAAGGTGTATGTAACAAGAAAGAAATAGGTATAAGATTTAAAACAATCACAGGGACTGGTAATTTAAAACATAAAGTTCCAGAATGTTTCAATGCTGCATCTAATAAAACAGGTAGAATGGATATGAGTAGATTAATGCAGGGTGGATCTGCAATAGGTGGTAGTATAGAATCACAAAGTGGTGATCAAGGTTATACAAATTATTCCTTTGGTTCTAAATGGGAGGGTAAATAATGCCTAAAAACTATCCTGAAGAAGTAAAACTAGCTGCTCTTGAATTATTTTTAGATAATAAAACAGGGGAACAAATAGCTACAATTGTAAATCAAGAGTTTGATCTTGAATTAAAAGCTCCAACGATATATGCTTGGGCGAAAAAGTATGATTGGAAAAGTGAAAACGCTTCTATGACAACAAAAGCAAAAGAGATAGTTAAAGAGAAACAAAGTCAAAGAATAGCTAGATTACAAAGTGAACACTTAGATTCTTATGAAAAGATGCGAAAGAAAGCTGAAGCTGAATTAGAACTCTTAGATTTTGAAAGAGCTTTTGAAGCAGTTAAAGCTATGGATATTGGTATACAAGGTGAAAGAAAAACCATGGAAGGTATGGTAAACTTACAGTTTGTACAAGATGTTCTAAGTGTATTAGTAGAAGAAATAACAGATCCAGACGTAATAACAAAAGTTGCAAATAGATTGCGAAGATTAGTTGCGGAGCGAGACGACATTGAATAAGAAAGATGAATTAGTTACATTTGATGATGCCTTTAGTAAATTAGCTGAAGGTATTACTACAGGTAATACATCATATCAAGTTGGTAGTTTCTATGAGTTTCTTAGAGATACATGGTCACAAAGTTTTGATAATCCTGAATACTTTAATGCTTGGCATGTTGGTGTTCTTGCCGATGATATTGAAGATTGTCTAGAAAAAGGTCTAAATTATGTAGCAGTGTTACCACGTTTTCATTTTAAATCTACTATTTTAGGGCATGCTTTCAGTGTTTGGAGACTATTGAAAGCTAAAAGAGACATGTCTATACTTTATTTATCTTATAGTGATGGTATGGCAAGATATCATTTACAAGAAATAAATAAAACAATAAATAGAAATCCACAATTGTTGGATATGATGGACAACCGATCTCCAAAAGCAGATTACTCATTTAGATACCATGTAAATAAAAAACCAGTAGAAATCATGCATGGTGGATTATTCTCTTTCAAAAGAGGTATGCATGTTAATGGTGCTTTAATTGCTGATGACGTATTGAGAGATCCTGAAAACCCTCTTAACACAGGTCAGATAACTAAGGTTGAAGATCATTTTATGACAGAAAGTTTATTCATCCCACTAAAAGGTGTACCTGTAATTGTACTAGGTACTCCAATGATGCCGGGAGACTTACTGAGTAATTTACAAAAAGATGACAGATTTAAATCAAGAGTGTTGCCAGCGTTAGATCCAACACCAGATAGAAGAGTATTGATGCCAGAACTATACAGTGAGAAGTGGCTACTAGATCAACAAAAAGCAAGACCTAAGTCGTTTGCTTCAGAGTTTTTGCTAGTACCTCACTTCGCAACTGAAGCATATTTTAGTGAAGAGGACATTATGAAATGTGAAGATGAAACACTAAAAAGCTATTCTGCACATCAAACTTTTAAAACTGAAGCAGGTGACCAATTGTTTGCAGGATTTGATGTAGGTAAAAAGAGACACCCATCTCATCTAGTTATATTTAGAAGAAGGGGTGATAAAATAGAACAAGTACATCAATCTTGGTTAGATGGATGGAGCTATTCAGATCAGATACAATATTTGAATGAAATAGCTGAAAATTATAACTTAGAGAAAGGTTACATAGATAATACAAGAGGGGAACTAGAAGATAGAGGATTAGATCATGTCTGGCACTCTATGACATTCTCACAGAAAAGTAAACGAACTATGGCTCAGATTTTTGAAGAATATGTATATTCTGATAATCTAACCTTAATAAAAGATGAAAGACAGAAACAACAAATATTATCTGTTAGTAATGACCTTAAAGCACCAGAGACTCCGATGGGGCATGGAGATGCGTTCTTCTCGATAGCTATGGCATTACAAGCAGCTTACGAAACAACCCTTTACAGATACGAAAGTTTAGGTAGTGCTACTGATTGGCTAGAGGCAGTATCACCTGAAGAAAAAAATACTGTAAAAGAACAAAGTAAGCTACCTGACCTGTCAAAATGGACAGGAAATGAGTATAATAATAAGACAGATAAAATACAAAAAGCCCCGAACCCAAACTGCGATGAGATGGTTTGTATGCCGAGCTTTTGGGTAGAAGAAAGAAATTTATGTCTGTACTGTGGGTACAGAGGATAGGAAGGAGATCACATTGGTCACGCAATTAACACAACAAGCAGAAACAGTCGCATCAAGTCGATACTATTTAAAAGACGAAAACAACGAAGTCATTGAAACAGCAGATGATATGTTTGAACGAGTAGGTCAAGCAATCGCAAAAGTGGACATGGAACTCTATGGTAAGCTAGCTGCTGATGCAGCACTAACAGCTGTGGACTTTACAGAGATGATGAAGAGTTTAAAATTTATACCTAACTCACCCACATTGATGAACGCAGGAACTGAACAAGGAACTTTATCAGCATGTTTTGTTCTACCTCTAAAAGATAGCATGGAAGATATTATGAAGACAGCTCATGATATAGCTATGGTACAAAAGTTTGGGGGAGGAACAGGATTTGCTCTTAGTGAACTAAGACCAAGAGGTGACCGAATAAAGACAACTCATGGTATTGCATGTGGTCCAATACAAGTATTACAGACACTATCTAGGGTATCATCTATGATTACTCAAGGTGGTAAAAGAGATGGTGCTAATATGGCAGTGATGTCAGTATACCACCCAGATATATTAGAGTTTATTGATTGTAAAAAAGTTGAAGGTGAAATACATAACTTTAACATTTCAGTAGGGGTAGATGCAGACTTTATGAAAGCAGTAGAAGCTAATCTTAAATACCCATTGATCAATCCAAAAAGCAAACAAGTAGTGGGTGAATTAAATGCTAGAGAAGTATTTGATAAAATAGTATATGGAGCTTGGAGAAATGGTGAACCGGGCATGATATTCTTAGACAATGTAAACAAAGATAATCATGTAAAAGCAGAATATGGCGAAATGATTGCTACAAACCCTTGTGGTGAACAACCTTTATTAGGAAATGAGTCATGTAACTTAGGTTCAATTAACTTAGCAAAGTTTTATCATGATGATCATAATGATGTTGATTGGAGAGAATTAGAAAAAACTGTAAAAAGATCTGTACATTTCTTAGATAATGTAATAGATGCTAACAAATATGCAACCCCTGAGATAGAAAAAATGACTAAATCTACAAGAAAAATAGGTTTAGGCGTAATGGGATTCGCAGATCTGCTAATTCAGCTGAAAATTAAGTATAATAGTATAGAAGGGCGTAAATTAGGTAAAGATATTATGTCCTTTATAAGAGACAAAGCTGATGCAGAGTCTAAAAAAATAGCTAATGAAAGAGGTACTTTTCCTGCATGGAACGAAAGTGACTATGGAGAAGATGAAAAATACAGAAATGCTTGTAGATTAACAGTAGCTCCAACAGGAACTATCTCTATGTTAGCAGATACTTCTAGTGGTATAGAGCCTACATTTGCTCTAGCTTGGAAAAAGTCAAACATACTAGAAGGACAGACTTTGTATTATGTAAATAAATACTTTGAGGCAGATGCTAAAAGGCATGACTTCTACTCAGAAGACTTGATGGAGCATTTATCTCAAGGTGGTTCTTTACAAACAAGAGAAGATGTGCCACCATGGGCGAAGGATATATACATCACTGCTCCTGAGATATCTGCTGAAGATCATGTAGAGATGCAAGCAGCTTTCCAAGAGGATTGTGATTCAGGTATATCAAAGACAATTAACTTCCCTAATGAGGCGACTATTGCTGATGTTGAAGCTGCTTATGTACATGCTTGGAAACTAGGTTGTAAAGGTATTACAGTCTACAGAGCTGGTAGCAGAGAGATTGAAGTCTTGGTAAAAGGAACCGAAGAAAAAGAAGAAAACGATAGCACAGAACAAATGAGTTTCTTTGATATGGTTGAGACACCAGAACCAGCATACGATTGCTGTGAGTCTCCTAATATCGCTATGGAATCTGGATGTGAAACTTGTAAAGTCTGTGGATGGAGTATGTGTCATGTCGCGTGATAGAACTTTTAGTATTTTTACTAATATAATAGAGAAAGCAAAAAAGAAAAAATCTACAGTGAATCAAGCTGGTAATTACACTAAGCCTACTATGAGGAAACGAATGTTTGCTTCTATCAAGGCTGGTAGTAAAGGTGGTGCTCCCGGACAATGGTCTGCTAGAAAAGCACAATTACTTGCACAAAGATATAAGAAAGCTGGTGGAGGATATAGGAAGAAATAATGGCTAAGACTGAAGGACAAAGATCTCTTAGCAGATGGACTGATCAAGATTGGGATTACGTTACTGCTAGAGATAAAAAGAAACCTAAAAGTAAAAGAGGTAGATATTTACCTAAAAAAGTACGTCAGAGTCTAACTGCGTCACAAAAAGCTGCTACTAATCGTAAAAAACGAAAAGCTGGTGGTGTAGGTAGTCGTGCTAAATATTCAAAAAAAGTAGCAAGTAGAGTTGGAGCAATCAGCAAACTCTTAAATTATGTAAAAGGACTTAAATAATACTTGACAAAGCTACGTCAAATATGATATAATAGAGTAAAGTATAGAAAACAGGAGGTCAATTATGGCTATTGGAAGTTTATTAAGAGACAGAGATATACAGTATGTTGCAATCAAAGATGATGCAACTAAAACATGGAGAATACTAGATACATGGAGCCCAGCATTAAAGGATTTTGATTCTGAGGATGATATTCCAGATGATAGCCCCGCAGTATCTATTATAACAGAAGCTGCATTTATTGCATTGATTAAGGAAGCAACTCGTTTAGGTGTATTAGAAAATGCTTCTTTAGGCGGTGGTGAAGTAAATGATGAAGATTTACTTGCATTAGAGCGTGAAAATCAAGAATTACACGAAAAACTGTCGAAAATGGAAGAAAATGTAGTAAAATATAAAGAGGAACCAAAAAAACCTCAATACTCAGAAAATTATGCGATAAAGGATAGAGCTATTCAAGCTATTATAAATCTTGCAGGTATGGCTGATGTAGAAAAAATAAGTGAGGATAAATAATTATGGCAAAACTATCAGAATTTCTTCCAGATGTTCCAGAGGTTGCTAAAACAATTGCTAGTTTAAACGAACAAATTAACATGTTGCAGTTGTCAAAAGCAGCAGGTGATACCGGACAAGCTCCGACTATCGGTCTTGATCATGTTGTAAACACATGGGTCAGACATCAGATGGCATATCGTCAACAACTTGTAATGGATTTACAGACTATTACTTATTCTGTACAAGAAATACGAGGTCCGTTGACACATATCACAGGTGAAGTATTTAGACGTGGTATGAAGATAAAACCTAAAGTAAAAGATCCTGATAAATCACAATTAGTAAGATTTAGTAAGTTCCTCACTGATTCAAACGTATTTGACCAAAGTCTTGAAGAAGTTTTAAGACAATTTCACTATGATTTAAACTCTATTGATGATGCCTTTTTGTATTTAGCAAAAGAATATGAAGAACTACCTAACGGTAAACTAGGTGCAAAAGTAAAAGAAATCAGAAGGCTGAACCCTGCTCTAGTAGAATTTGACTTAGATGCGGCAGGTCTACCTAAAAATGCACATTTTATTTGTCCTATAGACAGAACTGATGTAGCTGAAGAACCGGGTAACTCTAAAAAAGGTTACAAGAGAATACCTGCAATGTACAAATATTACCACAGAAACCAACACATGTACTTAGCAGATTCAGAAGTAATACATCTATCTAAGTTCTCACCATCTGAAACTTATGGATGGTCACCTATATTAACAGTATTTGAAAAAGCTCTAACACTTATAGGTATGGATAAAAACTTATACCGATACTTCTTTGAAAGAAAGATGCCTGCTTCTATGATCATGGTAACTACTGATGATCCTGAAAGTTTAAGAAGGGAAAGAGCACATATAGCGGCTCAAACAAGACTTGATCCTAACTTTATACCTATGGTAGCAGTATCATCAAGAAACAATAGAGGTAGAGTTGACATGGTAAGATTGTTCCACACATTACAAGAGATGGATTACTTACCAGTAAAACAAGAAATAAGAGAAAGAATTGCATCTATGTGGGGAGTATCTCCGACATGGCAAGGAACACCTGAAGCATTTGGTGGATTATCAAGCACTACACAGAACTTAACAGTGATGAGTAGAGTAGTAGAATCAGATCAAAGACTATTCCATGAAAAAGTATTCCCAGAATTGTTAAAAGCGTTTGGTGTAACTGATTATGAAATAGAATTACCTAGACCTGAAGAAAAAGCAGATGCGACTATAATCTCTCACACTCAACAAAAAGTAGCTATGGCAAGTCAATTAAGTCAATTAGGATTTAATGTTGAATTAAAAGATAAAGATGAGACTGATTTATTAGAAATTGAATTTGTAGTGAGTGGTGAACCTGTTCCAACTGCTAAGATGCAAGGTGAACAACAAGCTATGCAGTTAGAACAACAGCAACAACAGATTGAACAAGCTAAACAACAAGCTGAAATGGCTCAGATGCAAGCAGTTCTTCAAGAAGAATCTGAAGAGCCTACAGGCGAAGATGATGTTGAAAAGATGGAGAAAGGATATCCATTTAAAAACCTAGATGATTTCTTAGACTATGATCCTGAAGAAAAATCAGAAGATGATGAGTATTCTCATATCGAAGAAGTCGATGATGAAGAACATGATGACTAGGAGATAAGATGACTTGGTTTGAAAAACAAGGTAGAGAAGGTCTAGTTCCCAAGAAAATTACTGAAACTGTACGCCCAAAGCAAGGTCAAACTTACGAAAGACTAACTACAGTTTATGTAAAACCTGAAGTTCCTGAGTTCGTTAATGATTGGTTAAAGAACTTTGATTCACAGGTTCCCGTATATTTAGTAGGTGGTTCTGTAAGAGACAGCATATTAGGTAAGGCTCCAAAAGATATAGATGTAATTACATTTAAACCTAAAGAAGATATAGAGACTAGATTAAAAACATCTGATACTAAATTTTATCAAGGTGGTAAAAACCTACCTAATTTAGTTACAGCTAATTTAGGCAATAATCAACTTATAGATATTATTAGTGTAGATGGGGATATAGAAAGTGAATTAGTTAGAAGAGACTTTACTATAAATGCTATGGCACAAAGACCAGA